GCATCATACATTCTATATTTAGTATAAAAAATAGCAATAGATTGAATATCACTAATATTTTCTGGTTGTTCTGAAATATATGGTGCAACTTTATAAGAGCGCCATCTAATATGAGGATTGTTACGAGTATACAAGACAATAGAACCTGAATTAAAATGATTCATTATCTGTTCGTTACTTAATTTTTCTATATCTGTATTAAAATTGGTGTTACAATACTCCTGAATGGAGTCAAAATCGTATTTAATATCTAAGAAATGAAGTTGTCTTTTCATCAACAATTTCTTATTGAAAAATTTCATAATACGAGTTGGAATAATAATGGTGTTTCTTGAAATTAAATTTTTCCAAATCTCAAATCTGGGGACTCTTATTTGAACGTACCTAGAAAGATCGTTGAAACAAACGTCAAAACAAACCTTAAATAAGGCAATTTGATCATTAGGATGACTACAAAGATCAAAATAAGTAATCTTAAGTTGAGTCAAGATTAAAATCGAATCACAAATCTGTTGATTTGTCATCGATTGACCTGACATTGAACTCAATAAAGTGTTATAAAAATTAACATTAGATGCGTTCGCTGGAAAATAATTTTTATTAAAATTCCATCCGTAAAAATTTGTAGGAATAAAAAGAAAAGGTCCATACTTGCTAATGGCTCCTTCTCCTTCTTCTTTGAAGTGATCGAAAATTGGTATATCATAACAATCTTTAAATCTTTTACAAAAGACTGTACTACATCTAGCAAAAGGATCGTAATTAAGGTGATTTGAATAATTCGTACTTCTATTGATCTGACGTTTCTTTGATTTTATAAGTTTATCTCCCTTATAGTCAAAATCAATATTAGAACTTTCCTTTCCCATCTTGGTCTGAATTTCATGGACTGTGATATCAACAAATTTAAATCCATTAGATATTAAAATAACTTTAGATTTTTCAATTTCAAACTTAAATCCTGATAACATAGTTATTACATAATTATCATTTCGTTCAGAAAAACTAAATTTTGCATAAT